CGTCAGCAACCATGATGTGACCACTGGTGTTTGTACCCATAGTGAGGTCATCACCACTGATTGTTAAGTCACCTGCTATCGTAGCATCTGCACCACTGAATGTTAAGGCTGTAGTTGAACCTGATTTAATTATTAAGTTGCCAGAGCTATTTGTAAAAGCTGCGTACTGTGTGCCATCATCTTTTAATACTACATCTGCATCTCCTGCATCTAATGTAATATCTGCTGCAGCATCAACAGTAAGATTGTTTGCAGAGATAGTCATGTCTGTACCATCTCCTTCAATCTTTTCGCTGTCACCACCAAATACTATACCAACATTGTTTGGTACGTGTATGTCAGAGGTAGCTGTAAGGTTTATTTTTGCACCTGATGTGATTGTCAGGTCTGTGTTGTCCCCTTCAATCTTCTCACCACTACCAAATGTTATACCAACATCTGCAGGTATTACGACATCAGCAGTTGCTGTGAGGTTTATATTATTACCTGTTATAGTTAGGTCAGTGCCATCACCTTCAATCTTTTCACCATCATCACCAAAGGTTAGACCAATATTAGCAGGAATGTTTATATCACCGTTTGAGCCTACACTAAAACTTATATCTGTTCCATCTGACTCTATCTTCTCATCACCCGAACCATCAAGAATAAGACCAACTCCTGAAGGTATAATAATATCAGCCGTACCTGTAAGATTAATATTGTTACCAGTGATTGTTAAATCAGTACCGTCACCTTCTATCTTCTCTCCGTCATTACCAAACGTCAAACCTATGTCAGCAGGTATGTTGATGTCTCCCCCTGAACCCACAGTAATGCTAAGGTCTGTTCCGTCTGATTCTATCTTTTCTGCTGTGGCAAAAGTTATGCCAACACCTGACGGTATATTGACATCTGCTGTAGCAGTAAGATTAATGTTATTACCTGTGATGGTTAAATCTGTACCGTCACCCTCAATCTTTTCTCCATCGTCACCAAAGGTTAGTCCTACATTTGCAGGTATGTTGATGTCTGCACCTGCAACGATATTTAAGTCTGTGCCATCACCGTGTAGATATTCGCCACCTTCATCATTGAAGTATAATCTTTTCGTGCCATCAATTACAATATCATCACTAAATTTAAAATGGTCTTCATCCTCCATCCATGTTAGGACACCATCATTAGTTTCACCATCAAAGGTTATAGCAATGTCTGTACCTGCTGTACCATCTCCTATAGTAATAGCTGTACCTAACAGCTTAGTGATAGGACCACCTTCAGCAGTTGTTCCATCATGTGTGTGTCCTGTTGATGCGGCAAAGGCTGCTAATAACTGATTAAATTCGTCATTAGTGTGGGCAGCCGTGATAACATCACCGTCACTGTATGTAGACTGTCGTGTATACGTTGCTCCCATTTATCTTCTAGCTCCTGTTTGATATTCCATTTGAAATCCCCTAAGTGCGTAAGGGGCTGTCGTTCCGTTGTCGTCAACTCTTAATGCTACGGTAAATCCTGATCCTTCTACTGACTGTCGTAACAAAGGCTCTGACTGTCCACCGTATGTTGCTGTGCCGTAAACTCCTGTGCCATAGACAGCCACAATGTCACTAGCTGTTAGTGAGTAAGCTGCAGGTCTTGGTGCGTCAGGGTCTTCGTAGTCGTATCTAAGAAACATATCAGCACTAATAGAAGACTCTGGTTTGTAACTTACAAGGACACGGTGCATATGTTTTCGTATTCCCGGATCTCCAAAACTTAGGTCAGGGCTTCTGTACTTGCCTCCTACGGCTGTGCCATCAAAGTCGTTGCCTGATTCCTGTCTGTATACGTAGCCTCCATCTCCACCATGTATAACTATTGTTTCTGTCGCTGTCGTAACCGTGTCTGTTGATGTAGGTCGTATACCCTTTAGATTAGCAAACTCAAAAGACTGTCCTCTAAGTGATGTCAGTATGCCCTCTGTCGTAGCTTGTAAAACACCTGACTTTGTAAAGAACACCCTGTACTGTGTTTTGTTTGGTATAACTAATGACCTAAATCCACTAGCATTTGCGATGTTATCATTAAATACAGACTGCACAGGAGAGCTTATAGTACCAAGTTCAACGTCACCAATTCTTGCTGTACCTGCAACGGTTCTTAATCCATCAGGTGCTAGGAATATTAAGTCACCTGCAAATTCTTGTATTGTCTGTCCGTTTACGCATCCTATGTTTCTAGTAACAGGTGTAACAGCAAAGTTACTTGACGATGTTCCTGACAGTTTAAATATTCTATCTTGACAGAATACAAACAAATCTTCACGGAAAACTTTAAGACCTGTTATTGTGTCGTCTACTTTGAAGCTACCTGCGCCGTTACCTGTAGTAAAGTCATCTTCGTCAAATGGTACACTAAACACAACCTCTTGTTTATTACTAGCCATACCTGCGTAGAACATATGATCTTTAAAAACAGCTACAAACTTTGCACCTGTTACGGCAGTGCTAACTTCTCCACCTCCACCTGAAGATACGTCTGTTGCTGCAAACGATGTGTTAAATACTGTTGGTGCGTTGTTTCCGTCTGCAACTATAAGCTTGTCGTTACCATCAAAGTTAAAGCGTTCAAAGGTGTACACACCTGCACTTGTTCTACCTGTATCTCTTTCCGTCCACGATCCACTTCCTGCTGAAGCTGTAAATATCTTTGTGCCTCTTGCTGCAACTATCGTGCCGTTAAATATACAGGATAGTAAAACTTCTTCTGTGGATGCACTTGTTTGTGGAACTACGTTATCATTATACTTAGCAAAACCATTTATACGTCTGTAACCACCATTAATATCTGGCTCAAAATTTACAAGCTCTATTGCCTCTCCGGGTTGCATGGCAAATGTAGACTTGTTTAAAACTAATCCCCCCTGTAGCGGAAAGACTGCAGGGCTTGTTTGTGAGAGATCAGGCATTAACTTAACGCTCCAGAGCTAAAATATCCTGTTGGTTGTTGTATTACGGTAGAGCGAATATACTCATATTTATTTACTAACAAACTTTGCATGTTCTTTATACCTTGTTCAAATCGTGCAAAGTTAAGTTGATACTGTGTTGTCTCTCCTCTGTACTGATAAACAAAAGCTGTAGCTCCGTCTATAATTACAGGGTCAAATCGTGCAGGTATTGTTGTCGTGTCTGTTTGTTCAGAAAGATCTGTAGGGAAAGCAAAGTAGTCAAACTTTAATGTGTATGCTCTGTTAGGAAACGGAAACAGTAGGAAGTTGTTGTCTAATGTCCTAACTATGTATCTAGGCACTGCACCATTATCAAACTGTGCAACAGATGTGCCATTGTCGTGTGTTGCAGCTGTCGTTCCGTTAGCACCTCTTGTACATCCTGTTAACGTGTTAGTGCTAATACCTGTGTATGTTATCTCTTCGTTTTCTATAAATATTTTTCCAGTGCTATCAAAGCCTGTGGAACTTGTAAGATCTATTTCTGTTTCACTAGCGTCTAATGCCTCTGCTAGTGTTGTTGTAACTATCTCGTCCTCTTGTGTCACACTCTCATTGTTAACGTATTCGTTGTATTGCATTATACTTAAATTTGCACCTGATGCCCCTATAGTGCTATTCTTTACTATTCTTGCTGTGTTGTAGTCCACATGCTTTGCATCAGTCGGTATACTATATCTGACTATACCCGGAGAAAGTGTCTGTGTTTTTGTAGTGTGATTGAAGGGATATTGAAACTCCCTTTGATTTATGTATCGTATAGATTCGTTAACAGCATTTTGTGCCTGAACCTGTATACCTCTCGCATTGGAGAAGTTAGAAGAGGTGAGTTGCACTTCATTTAATCTCGCTAATACACTATTTGTTAATGATAAAAAAGTTGCCATTCACCTTGTCCTGATAGTGTAAGGGGCAAGTTGCCCTGCCCCAAACATTTTGAAAAGTTAAGCTAGTAGATCCCTGTCTACTTCGTCAGCACCATCAGCAGCAAAATGCACTGTATTTTCGTTGCCTATTGGAGACACGTCCATAAGCACTGCAAAGATACGGATTTTACCTTCTGTTGGAGCAGTCGATGTAGCCTGTAGTTCAAGATCAAGCGTATCAGCAGTTGCGCCTACAAAGAAAGGAACTCCTGATTCTGTTGCAGGTGTAAGATAACCTATACCTGATGACAGAATAGCAGAGTCATCATCAATGTCTGCTCCTGCTATGTACTGGTCAACATCTGTTATACCTAAGTTAACAGTGTTGCCGTCAGCACCTGATTGAACTGATGCGATCATTTCAGCCCCTGCGAATAGTACACAAGTATCAGCAGGGATAGTTATCGCTTGCACGATGTCTCCTGCAGATAATGAGCTAATAGCAGAGTTTGAAAAGTCTAGAGTAGTTTGAACCATGTAGGGTTTCCTACTTGGGTTTCCAACACCTCTAGCACTAACAACTAATGAAGAAACTGTAGCCATTGTATAATCCCCCCTTAAGCTGCGTTATATTTGGCAGTCACGATTGCCTCAGGTCTGAGGATCTTTCTACCATATAAGTGCATACCACGCACGATGTCAGCAAAGCTGTCAGGGTCACGGTATGTTTCAGTTTTGCTGAGTTGTTCAGCAGTCGCAACAGCAGAACCATGACCTGCAACAATAACACCAAAGTTGGCGTTTTGGTTTGCAGTTCCTGATGTTCCTGCACCTGTTCCAACAGCAGGTAGGTTGCTAGACACGTATAGTCTAAATCCTGCAATGCTAGTTAGGGCAAGTCCATTTTTTAGTTCGGCTGCGTTGAAGTCAGCGTTTACCAACTTGGAGTTCTCGTCACCGAGAAGTTCCATGAAGATTGGGTCAACAACCAACCATCTGTCCTGTGTATCAACTTGCTGTTGATTCAACAGTCTAGCCATTCGGTTAATAATAACCATTGGAGTAACAGCAGCTGTAGAAACAGATGTTGCACCCGGAGCTAGATTTTGAACAGGGATTGAGTGATCCCCTGCTGATGAGGTGGTGATACTGGCAAAGGAATCCTTCCTTAGCTTCATTGAAGTAAGAAGTTCATCTGTACCTGCAGTAGAAACTGCAACACTACCGTTAACAGAAGTATTAACACCGTCAGCTACGGAGTGTAAACTTGACTGTGCATAACCTGCCATGTATCCAAGAACTTCTTGGTCATACTGGTCAGCTAGTCTGTATGCAGCTCTGTCGGTTGCGAGTTGCATAAAGTTTACATGACTGTGTGCTTCCTCAATGTCATCCATTTTAAAAGCATAGTAGTTAGACTTATCCACAGTAAGGGTAAAGTCTTCGTCATCAAGATCCTGCGCTGTAACTTGTGTGCCACGAGCGTAAGCCTTGACTGAGATTTCAGGTTCTTTGATAATCCTGACTGTATCGCCCTGATTAGCAATCTCCCCAAAGTAGTCGGAATTGGTGATATCACCAACAACAGTTGACTTGCGGAATGCAAGCTGTACCTGTTTGGAATATATTACAGGACTAAAATTACCATTGGGTAAATTTTGATAGCCTGTAGCACTTGAAAAAGCCATGATAAATCCTCCTCTTGGCTAGGTTAAGAACTAAACACTTTGCTATCAGAGGCTACGCTTTTTTAGAGTTGCATCACTATTTGATTACATGATTTCAAATGAGATGGGTCTATACTTGTCGTAGGTAGTCAGACAATATATGTTTGTACGTGTTAGTTATATATAGAAAAAATGCCTTGTCAACACTTTTTTTATCTTGCAGCACCAGATAAATCATAAACAAATTTACCTGTACGCATCGCTTCCATTATAGACTCTTGGTTCTTAGCATACTCTTTGTCTGACATCTTCTCTATTTGAGATTCTCTCCAGTTATTATTAGAGTCGTCAGAGGTAGGAGTAGTCTTAGATCTAGTGTTTACAGCAGAAGCAGCAGACTTACCATCACTCTTTTTAGTTTTTATACCTGCGTCTATTTTGTACAGGTCAATAACTCTTGCAACAGATTTGGCATCGTCTACATTCTCGTATAAGGCATCCTGAACCCACTTAGGTTGTTCATCTGCCCAATCGTGAAACTTATCGTCTTCACGAATATCCATAAAGTCAGGATGTAGTTTCATTAACTCAGCTTCCGCTTTCTCCTTTACAGCGTCCACTCGCATCTTCTCTATATCCTGCACACGTTTATCAAGATCAGTAGCTCTCTCACGAGCTTTTTTGTCAGCTATGGTTTCAACAATACCTGCTACGTCAGGATACTTTTTAGTCCATGCTGCTATTTCATCATCAGATTTGGGTAGAACCAATTCATTTCGAGTAGCTTTTGACAACTGATCTTCAAGAGCTTTGATTCTTTCCTCAGTCTCCTTATCTTTGCTTGCCATGTGTCTCCGTAGATCACCGTATCTTTTCTTAAAAGAAAGCTCTTCCTTTGAAAGATTCTCATCCTCTTTTGTTGCTTCCTCTCCCTTCTCAGGAGCAGATGTTTCTTTGACCTCCTCAGCAGGATTATCTCCTTGCTCTTTGGCTTTGAGAAGCTCTTGCAGTTCCTCCTCATCTTTTTTGATACGCTCTGCGTTTTTGTTTTTGCGTGGGCGAGGATCAACAAATCCTGCTACTTTTACTTTTTCTACGTTCTCTAACTCTGGCATAATAATTACTCCTATTGTTGGGGCTGATTTTCATCAGGTCGCCTTCGTTTTGTTCCCAAGTCCTCTCTTGGGGGTACGCTTTTTGGGAGCTACTTTTCGTTTAGGCTTAGTGACTAACGCTCCCTTGTTAGCTACTAGTTCTCCTGTATCATGTATTTGCATGCCGTGTATTGCGTTTTCTCTTTCCTGCCAACTCATATTTGGATTACTGTAAGCATCCTCCGTTCTTTGTTGAACTTCTTCTGCATTTTTTACAATAGACTGCATTGTTTGAGCGTCTAGCTCTTTTTCTCCTGTAGGATGTTCTTCTGTCTTAGGTGTAGATACAACCGCTTTTCCGTCCTTTTCTCTTATACCAAGCATAGCTTTTGTTATATTTTCAGACACAGTACCCTTAAAAGGCATGCTTTTACCCATATCTCTTATTATGTTTGTAACATTGTCAGGAGATAAAATAGTAGAAGCAGGAACTTTATTTAAAGAAGCTCTAGTGTCTGCTGTTGCTGTGCCTATACCTGCAGCTTTTTCATACTCACTTTGCATTTCTAAACCACTATCTGTGGTTGCTTGTTTTTGTTTATATTGTTTTTGATAGTCTGCAAAAGTTGGTAATCCTGTGGGTGGAGTAAAATCTTCTCTAGCACCAAATAACTTAGAGAGAAAACTTTGTTGAGGGGCAGTGGTTACAAGACTTTTTATAGCGTTAAATTCATCTTCACTGCCTATATTTAGCGTCCCATCCTGTAAACCTTTTAATGCTGCCTTTCTTATACTATCATCTTGCATAGACATTAGACCTCCAAGAAGAGGAACATTTCTAGCTATATCATCTATACCAAACCCTTGTGTCTGATTGTAGTAATCAGCGTAGTCTTTTCCTGTAAAGTTTTCTATGGCTTTTGGCTGTGTTAACTTTGCATCTTTATCTAATTGTGCTTGCATCAAAGGATCTATAGTAACAGGCTGTCCCATATTTCTTCTTCGCACAGCTTCGTTCTCAGCCTCTTGTCTGTCCCTATCATCAGATATACCGCCACCGCCACCGCCTGTGGGTTGTCCTCCTTGTGGGGCAAAACCTGTAGGTATAGCACTCATAGGCTTACCATTGAAGTGTGGTATAACTATAGTGCGCTTGCCATCAGGACTTGTGTAGGTTATGAGTTCGTAGCCTCTATTTTCTGCAGCACCCATATCACCATAGCGTTGCCCCATTTGAAAGGGCTGACCAAAAGTTTGTTCGTATGTTCCAGTATCTCCACCTTCATCAAATGTCTGTAGCTGATCGACTGGAATAGGAAAGTCGTCATCAACAGGTTCACCGCCTATTCTGCCGTCTCGTTCCATTTTACCAAAGCCTTGCTTTGCCTGATTACGTAAGTCCTCAAACTTCTGTACACCATGAAAGCGCACAACATCAGCAGGTACAACATATTCACCCTCACTGAGTTTAGCATCTATATCATCTCTAACTTCTTTTGCCATACTACCAGAAGGTACTTCATTACCACTAACAGGATCTGTATTCATCCCATCATCACGTAGGACACCGCCTTGTTGCATGAATGCAAATTTCATCTGATCTTCCATAGTATCACCTCTTAATTTAATAGTTCAGACATTTGTGAGTCTACGTTGCCTACGTAACCACCTTCGTTATACTTAAATACATCTCCCTCTTCAGGATTAAATTTTAAGTTTGTTATATCTATAACATAAGCTTCTTTTACATCATCAAACTTTTTACTTCTAGTTTGTTTTTTCATTGATTTATGCAAAAGATCTGTCTTGGATATGCCTATACTTTCTCCAAATATTTTCTTTAATTTATTTGTTGCTTTCCTTACCCCATCTTTGTAAGCACCTTGAACAGTAGCCTCTGCCATACCACCTACTTCAGCTTGATACTCTGTTCCATCTGGATTAATTCTTGTCTCTGTTGTGCCGTGTCTAGCCTCTCTAATCTTAGCGTGATGTGGTATTACTATTTTGTTTACACCTTTTTTCTTTGCAAAAACTATTGCAGACTTTATTAGGTTTTCAGTGTAGTCATCGTCTGTCATTAAAGGAAAGTCTTTACCTCCTCTAGACTCTCCTCCTGCCTCAGTTAGTTTTCTTACTTTTCTATTGTGTATATCACTTTGTATTTCTTCTATTAACAAGAATTTTTCGTTTAATGGGTCTGGTGGATCTGAAAGCTGACGCATTGTTTTGCTTAATAAGTATTCTTCCGCTTTTGGTTTTTCAGCTTTACCTACCGTCTTTTGATACTGTTCTAAAGCAGGTATAATTTCATTTCTTAAAAGTTCTATACTTACATTGTCTCTTGATAAGGTCTGAAAATTTTCTGCTCCGTATTTTGGATCTCCTTCAAAAGGTCTAAAAAATGTTCTAAAATCACTGTCAAGGCTGTATACAAAATTGTCAGGAAACATTAAATTAAGTAAATAGTCTACTCTGTCTTGTGCTTGATATTTGTCGTCTATTGTTTGACTTCTCCACATAGGACTGTCAATCAGTTGTTTTGCTTCTCTTTGAATTGCTGTTGACTTCCCTTGTTCAGGCTGAACAGCACCACCTCTACGACTTAACTCTTCTCGTTTTAAATCATATTGTATATCACGATAGTTAACATTTTCAAGTTGCTTTTTCAAATCTGCTTTGAACGCTTCTTTAGAATTAACAAGTTGACCATCTATACGTATTTGATCTGGAACGTCAAAACCTCTAGTTTGCATTAAATTTATTTCATCACCTAAAAGAGCAAATGCTCCTACATTTTCTTCGTCCATATCACCAAGCAATCGTCTTATATCGTCATCTATTTTTATTTTCTTATCTGGATAGTCTATAAGATCACGTTTACCTATTTTTTCTATATACCAAAGTTTATACGTATCCTCATAGTATACATCCATGTCTGAAAAAATGTCATCTGCTATATCTGCCTTTGCGTTTTCAAAATCTCTAGCTTTTATATTTGATCTTAACTGCATTAGATTCATTTTTTGCGTTGGCTTAAAATCAGTGTATGCTGAAATTTCACCTGCAGGATTAGAGAGTAGTGGAAATTTACCCTCTTCAAACTCTTTATTAATCTTACGCACTTGCTCATCTACTTGATCTGTTATATTCTCTAATGCACCTGCCTGACCGCCTTTGTAATTTCTAAACTGCTCTGCCATTCTAGGATTTAATTGTCCAGTCTCATCAGGTCGCATGTATTCAAAAGAATAGTTACCATCACCACCCTCCGCATCAAACGGTCCTGTAGGCATGTTAACTTCAGCTTGTGTCATAGAAAGATCAGGTGACTCTTTAACAAACTCATCTCTTTGATAAACATTTAAAGCTCGTTTTGATGTATTAGCTCCATCTCGTAAACTTGCTCTAAAGTATCCTAATGTGTTTTCTATACTGTCATGTTCTCTACTAGCCTCGTCTAATGACGGATCTAAGTTTTTAGTGTTTATGCTAACAAAGAAACTTCTATTTGATGGCTTCCCATCAAAATCTATTCTGTCTTGTAATATCTCTTGGGTTTGACCATATGTGCTTCTTCCTGCTCTGTCATCAAACTTTATAGCAAAAGAACCTTCACCTTGTTCTAACTCATTAGCTGCCTTTTTCATTTCTTCTAAATCTATTACACTATTTTCTCTTATTTGTTCACGCTTATATATTGGTCCTAGTCCTAATTTTTTAGCTTGAAATTTAATTCTTAATATATCTCTTAGGTAATCCTTGTACTGTTTTACAATGTCATTATCTAAAGGCACTAGTGAACCTATACCATTCTCGTCTATGCGTCTTGGCTGACCCAATTCATAAACTTGTCCATCAGGCATAAGAAATTTATTATTAAGTTCTCCTGTTAAAAATTCATCATCACTAAGGTCTTTAGCTATTCTATTAATATTTGTATTTATTATTTCATCGTTTAAATCTTCAGCGTCTATAGCTCTTATGGCATTTGTTAGATCATCAATTTTAAAATCATCCTTAAAAAACTTGTCATCAGTTTTATTTAACAGCTTTGAAATCATAGCTTTATCAGATTGAGCAAATAACTTTTCTCCTGCAGCCTTTGCTATATCAGCCACACTCTGCGTAGTAAAGCTAGATAAGTCAATAAGTTCAAGGTTAGGATCTAGTTGAGGTTGATCAATTCCTTCAAATACATTTTCTTGTTTTATTGTTATTTCTTCAAATAGTTTTTGTTCATCAAACGCTTTAGTAATGTCGCCTTCAGGAGTTGGCTCTCTATACTTTAATTTATTTATATCTAAGAAACCGTCTCTAATAAGTTCCTTAAGAGCATCTCTTTTAATAAAAGCTTTTTTATCTTTAAAACCTATTCTATCTCCTGTTTCCACTAAATTATTTATAACATCATTTTCAAACTGTCTAAAGTTATCTGTGTAGTCACCTCTTGTTGATGATAAAAATCTTCTTATATCCATGAGTTTTTTGTTTAATAAACGATCTGTTGCAAATATTGGCACTAAACCTGCATCAATTAAAATATCGTCAGATCTTAAAACAGCTAGACCACCAAAAGATACTCTAGGATCAACCTCTTCCATATTACCAGTGATGTACTTCATAGTATTAAATTCATAGAAATCATTAAGATCCTTAGGAGCATTTCTAGAATATAATTCTGAAAGACCTATTTCTCCTGTAGGTCCTAAAACCGTTGGCATACGAAATTCTTCTTCAACATTTATGGATTTATATCCTCTAACTTGATCTCTATGTAGTTTTTCTGCCTCTGATAATTTAGCATTATCCTCATCTATATTCTTAAATATTCTAGGATTTTTTAATAATCTATTTTGTATAAGATATTCATACTCTGCTTTTTTAATTATACCTTTAGCAACTAATGGTTTAAAATATTGTTCTATCTGCTCTGGTTTAATATAAAGTTTTCCGTCTATCTCTTTTGGACTAACCATTACTTTTTTTAGACTGTCTGCTTCCATATTATTTACAGCTGCTAAGGAAGGAGAATACAACTCACCTATTATAGGAGCGTTAGGGTTTCTTAAAGATTTATTTTCATTAAGATTATATCCCATGTCTTTACCAAATTCAGGTGTAAACAACTCTCCTTTCTCTTCAGGTAAACCAAGCCTCATACTTGGACTAGTTACAACTTCAGGATAAGAATAGTCACCTTTAATATTTTTAGTCTTTGGAGATATAAAAGGATCTGCTTCTCCTACGACACCTGTCGTGTCTGTTTTGCTAGGAGATATGTTAAAGTTTACTAAATCAAACGCATCACTTTTTGCTGAGACAGGTAAGGGTGGAGGTTTTTTATCAACAACAGCACTTCTTAAAAGCTTAGAAAAATGTGCTACTCCTTTTGCTACAGGTTTAGCCACCAACCCTGCTCCTAAACCACTAAGGAATGCTAAACCACCATATAGATAACCTTCAACTTTACGATTATCTTTAAAAGCCTGTTCCGCATCCACACCTAAAGTAACTGTACCAAACTGAGTAAGCTCTGCACCTAGCACCGCTTTCTCTGCATTTTGATATTTATTAGGATCATTAGCAAACTTTTCTAAATATATATTATAAGCAGCTTGTCTGGCATAGTTTTTGTCTGCTAATACCCTAGCTTTTGCCTCAGCCTCTTGTACTTCAACAGGCTTTATATTCTTTTTAGCTTGCTCGTATTCTCTTAATAAAGCACTCATTTAGCGTTCATCATGTCCTTTAGTTGCATCAAACGTCTAAGAGAAGACACAGCCCCTTGCAATCTGTATATGTCAGATGGCTTCTCTGTTTGCTCCATAGTGCGTTGATAGTTTACTATAGACCTTTGTAGTTCCTCTACAAATGCGTCCCATAATTCTTTGTTATTCGTTAACTCTTTAATCTTAGACATTACCAGTAAATCCTTCTTCTTGTGGTGCAGGTGCTTGACCTGTTCCTATAGTGCCTCCACCTGCGCCTGTTGTATCTTGAGCATCAGCCCCTGCAGGTGCTTGTGGAGCTTGTTGCTGTGGTTGCTGTTGTTCAGGCTGTTGTTGTTGAAACATCTTAAATATCTCAGCCTGTATCGCAGCATCTTGCAGACTATTTGTAACCTTATCAGGATCAAGATCCATAGCCTTTGCAATCTCTCTAATAATATAATCCATCTTAGCAAATGGTGCAAGTGCAGGATTAGATGCAACTTGTAAGAACTGCATCAATCTTTGACTACGTACTTCGTTAGCCATCAAGCTTTCTGTGCCTTGCGCTCTTACCTCTAGATCGCCCTTTATGTCAGGGTCAAAGTCAAACTGCATATTAAAACTAAAGAATGCTTTACCAATAGGTGCTAACAGATAGTCGTCTACATTCTTTACAACATTACGGATAGAACCATTAGCTGCAGACATCAGCATAGATATACCACTGGCAGTACGTCCTACACCTTGTATACCTGTCTGTCCATGAGCAAATGATGGAAAGCCTGTACTCTCATCTGCAAGCACTCGTGCTTTGTCAAACAGTTGCATGTTCTCACCTGCTACGTTTGGAAACTTTGTACCAAAGATAGCTTGACCCGGAGCGCCGCCTTGTCTTCTAAATATCTTGCCCGGATATACACTCAAGTCCTGTCCGGGAACTAAGTTTGTTTCATCTACCTCTATGATAAGATTACCACTAAGGGCTGCGTTATCAATAGCCATACGCATAAAACCATTCATCAATGTCTGTGTATCGTCCATGTTTTCTGCAATACCCACACCAAAGAAACTATATGGATTATGCTCATAAGGCACAGCATAGTATGGTATACGCACTGGCTTGAATGGGTTTAGCACTAATCTAAGAACGTGACCTTGACACACCCATATGTTACAGTTTATCTGATCAAGATCCTGTAACTCATTAGGTATATCTAGTCCGTTCTCTGCTAGTATTTCTGAGTCTACATATCCCCAAAACTCTAATACTTCATAACGCTCTGTATAGTTTTCAATAGCGTAGTCTTTCATGTCGTCTTCCCAATACTTCTTGTCGTATTGTGCGCCCATATCAAGACATGCTTCTATAGACTCGTCTCTAAAGTATGGTCTGTTCTTTAGATTACGCATCTGTGTTTTAGATAGCTTGTGTCTTTCTACACAGTATTCTGCTTCATCCATGTTATACGCATCAGGATCAGGATAGAAGTTCCACATAGATACGTGACTTGTTGATGGCACTGTCTTAATTAGTGGATCATACTCACCATCTTCACCCCAGTTAGGATACTCTTTGTCTAAAGCAAAAGGTCCTTTCATTATACCTGTACCAAACAATGCCATTTCAAATGCAGCATTACGTAGTTGTTTGTTTGCGCCTGACTCCTCAAGCTGATCATGTATCTTCTTTTCCATCTTCTTTGCTGCTACCATAGCAGGATGGAAGGTAACAGTTTGCGGTGTACCGCCTGTACCCTCTATTATTTTATCTGATACTGTAGAAAGTTTTTGTTGACTACCGCCTAATCTATTCTCTAGGTCTTGTATAGTCTCTCCGGGTTTAAGTTCTCCATCAGGTGTAAATAAAAAAGGCTCTGAAGGTTTATCTTCAAAAGCCCCTTTGAGTGCCTCTTGTGCGTTAGCAGCATTAGGATCTAGATTTAAATGCACCGACTCTGCCACACCATCTGGTAACTTTGTGGGATTAACCGTAAGTGGGAATGTTGTGTTGCCAAACAATACGTCAATTATCTGACCATACGCTGCAAGTGTTTTTGTTTTTGTTACCTTTACAAACACCCTTGACTTTTCTGTTTCTGTAAACTGTACATCAGGACCATACAATCCTCTGTAGTTTCTGTATGCTTTTAGCCATCTCTGTTCGTCTTGTTGTCGTACATCTTCTGCTCTTTTGAATCTGCCTTGTACAAAACTTACTATGTCGCTCTCTGAAGCAAGAGCAGGATCATTGTCCTGTATTACGGTGACATCATCCGTGTCAAAGGGTATTTCGTTATCTTCTGCCATGTTTAATATCCAAAGTTAGGATCAGCAACTTGAAAGCCTGTTCGCTGATTCACAGGGTTATAGTCCCATATAGAACTTCTAGGTCGTGTCATAATGCCATAACGTAGTGCATCGTACATGTGATCCATAGAATTAGTATCTACGTCTTCGTTGTTCTTTTTGTCAAGAGGGAGACTAGGAAGTTGAGATATAAGGTTTGTGCAGTTATTAAATATAACAAGACGAGGTTCGTTGGTGTGATCGTCAACTTGGAGTCTTCTGTGTAATT